TACGGCGGGCCGCTGTTGGCGGGTTCGAGGTAGTAGTCCGACGGGGGCACCGTGACCCCGGCCGAGGTGATGAGCGTCGGTGAGATCAGGTCGTGCTGATCGAGCCATACCCGCCACGACCGGGGGGTCTGCTCCGACGGCCAGTCGAACACCTTCGTGGCGAGGGTGGGCACGAAGTCGCGGTTGCACAGCCCAACGACCGCAGCCGACGCCGCATCAAGCGCGCTATCAAGCCGCGCATCACTGCGCGCCGCATCTTCCACGTCCAGGGCGGACCGAACGTCCTCCCTGGTCGCAAACCAGGTGCCCATCACTCGCCTTCGCTGTCAGTGCTCGTCAGAGGTAGGTGCCGTCGGGTCGCCATCCGTCCCACGGGCAGTAGAGGAGCCCGTCCGGGCCCGTCCGGAGCGGCTCCCCGTCGTTCGGGCAGGCTTGCCGTGGGCGTTCTCGCTCGTCTCGGGCGAGGGCCCGGCCTTCGTTGAGGATGTCGATGAGCTCGTACCAGGATCCGGAGATGGCTGCTCACTCCCCTCACCGCTGTCGATACTGGGACCCCCGTGAACGGTGATCTTCGGCATGTCGTCTGCTCCTTCCTCGACGTGCCGGGTGCTGCCGCAGTGCGGACACGCCAGGGCGCCCACCGCGTAGGCGGCGGTGCAGTCGGCGCAGTACCACAGGGCCATGTCAGCTCCCCGTGATGATTCCGCGCGCCCGCAAAGCGACCAGCAGAGCGTTGAAGTTGGTCACCAGCGTTGCGACGTCCGCCGCAACGGAGTTGTTGACCGCCGTCGCAGACCCCGTCAGCAGCCGCGCGTCGTTGCCCGCGCACGCCGTCGTGGCCGTCGTGCCGATCGCCCGGACCGTCGCCGTACCTGCCACGCCTGCGGTCAGCCGCGTGTCGTTGCCCGCGACCGCCGTCGTGCTGGTGGCGCCGATCGTGGGCGGGAACGTGCTCGGCTTGTTCGCGAGGGTGTTCCAGTCCGCGGCGGCACCGCCGAGGCCCGCCGCCGAGATCGTGGCCACGGTCGTACCGGTCGAGTCGTCATAGAACTCGACCGAACCGTCCAGCGCCGTCCGGCCGTGGATCACGTCAGACCCCCATCGCCGGAAGGTTCTCCGGGGTCCGCTGCGTCATCAGATCCCGGGCTAGCGCGGTCACCGTTCCGGCGCCGGTCGACGTGACCTTCACGAACTTGTACGTGTCCGACAGGCTCGTGCCCTGCACCTCGAAGAACGCGGCGTTCTGCGTCGCCGCAGCCGCGGTGACCACGGTGCCTGCGGCCTGCTGCGCTGCCGACGGCGCGCGCTTCACCCACGCGTCGGTGGCGTTGCCGGTGTTGGTGAAGTACTCGCCCACGGAAAGCAGGTTCTGCGCCCCGGTGCCCGCAGCGTCCTTGGCCTCCTGGATGGTGTACGTGTCGCCCACGCCACCGGTGAGGAAGCACAGGAACGCCACACCACCCGCGTCCTGCACGTTGATCCACACGCCGTCAGCGGCCGGGCTGGCGTTGAACAGCCGACCGAGTGCCTTCTGAGCCATGAGCTTGCCTTCCGTCTGGGGTCGTGCCGGGGCGACACTGCCGGCCCGGTGGTAGCCGGCCCCGGGGCGTTACTGCCGGGGCCGGCCAGGGGGTGTTAGTTGAGCTCGATGAACGGGGAGAGCTTGTTGCTGGAGCCGTTCTGGGGGGTGATCGCGGACTTCAGCCAGGGACGGCCGTCGACACGCTGGATGATCCGGAACGTGGTCTTGTCCGACCCGAACTGGAAGTCGGTGCTGCTGTCGGCGCTCATGGATTGCCGGTCGCCCACCAGGTAGTAGGACAGGTCGACGAACGACAGGTCACCGCGGGTGCCCAGCGCGGACGCCTTCTCCGTGATGATCAGCGGACGGCCGAAGATGCTCATGGGCATGTTCGCGGTGGCGTTCACAACGAACACCGAGTTACCGCCAGTACCCACAGACAGGGACATCTGGAGAAGCTGCGGGATCGCATCCGGGGAGCAGATCCACACCGCGTTGTTCAGGCTCGACGGCAGCATCTGCGCGTACATGTTGACGACATCCGGGTACGCGATCTTGCTGGCGGTGCCGCGGTTCACCGCAATCGCAGCCTTGTTCCCCGTGCCCCGGTAGCCGAGAGGCTCGCCGACACCGGAACCGGTCTGGAACGCCGCGTCCTCACTGAACGCGATCGCCTTGGGCCAGAGGTTCTCGATCAGCGCCGAGAACGAGATCGCCGAGTCCTGCAGCAGCTCATTCGGCACCGCGGACAGCCCGGTGAGCTTCTTCGCGTCCAGCTCGATCCGCCCGAACTTCGGGCTGGAGTCGGTGAGCGCTGCGCCTTCCTCACCCCAGAAGGCGATCATCCCGCCGAACACGGAGCCCTGGTTCGTCGTCGTGTCGATCATCGGGAACGGCACCCGCGCCGAATCCATCGGCACAACCGTGGCGCGCGGCCGGATGATGCTGGATTCCAGCGCGATCTGCAGAAGCTGCGCCCGTAGCGTCTCCGGCACCAGGAACCCACCATCCGACGGCGACACGGACGACGCCGCGTTCCGAAGCGACGCCAGCTTCTCCGCCGACGCCTGCGGGTTCTTGTGCCAAATCGTCTGCACGTACTCGACGGCGTTGGAGAACTCCCCATCCAGGACCGCGCCCGGCGCCTTCGGGTTGTGCGCGGTGCCCTGCCGGTGCGAGGTGAGCATGTTGCCCTGGGTGCCGCGGTTCTGCGGGTCCAGGTTCAGGCGCTTGACGGCGTCCTTACTGTCGTCCTGCCCGTTCTCCCGGAGCAGGTTGGCGAGCTCCCGCTGCGTCTCATCCTTGACGAGCTGCTGCAGGTCCGTGCCGTCGCCCTGCTGCTTCTCGGCGTAGCCGTCGATGAACGACTTGAGAGTGTCCGGGGTCTCCAGGATGTCCTTCAGCTTCGCCGGGTCGGCGAGCATCTCGCCCAGTTCGTCACTGGTGCGCGGGACAGTGGGGGTGGCCATGTGGATCTCCTTCAGGATTCCGTCGCGCTGGACGACGCTGGGGTGGTGAGGTGCCTGGTGAGCGCGACCCACGGGTCGGGGGACGCGGTGGTGAGGTGGGCGACGAGGTCGTCCCACGCGGTGTCGTGCTGCGGCTCGGGCTCGGCGACCGCGGCCGGCTCGGTCGTGGCCTGGTTGTCGGACGCCTTGGCGGCGTCGTCGAGGTGCGCCTGCAGGTGCGCCTTGACGCCGGCCTTGTCGCCGTCGGGAATGTCGGCGCCATCGAGGCGGGCGAGGCCGTTGCGGCACGCGGCGAGGTTCGCGGGTGCGCCCTTGGTCTTGTGGTGAGGGAACTTGTACGACGACTTCTTGTCGTCGGCGTCGCCGTCGGACTCCGACTCGGACGTGCCATCGTCGGACGCCGAGTCCTGCCAGGCATGGCAGTACCGCAACGTCGCCGCATCCGACGGCATGGCCGCCACGGCGGCGGGCCCGTCCCACGGCTCGTCGGTGGTCGCGGTGTGGTGGACGGGGATGGCCTCGTTGCGGATGGTCTGCGGCTCGGTCGCAGCACTGACAGTGCCAGCGAGGGCCGCGGCAGCCGCGTGGGGCCCGTGTTCGCGGACGGCCTCGCGGAGCCGGGCGATGGTGTCCTCATCGAGGACATCAGCGATGCTGATCACCAGGGCCGGTTCGGGCTGCTGCTCTGCGTCGGTCTGCGCCTTGACCGGGGGCGGCCCGGGCTTCGGGACAGGCGGCCCGTTGTAGCCGTAGGCGGCGAGGTCGTACCGGGCGTGCATCTCTTCAGGCTCGTCATCGTCTGGTGCCGGGCCGGCGGGCAGCGCCTCGTCCGCCAGGCCGGCCTTGACGGCGTCGGCGGCCTTGTACCAGGTTTCGGCCTTCATCGCGGCCCGCCAGTCGTCCGGGGTGCCGCCAGCCTTCGCGGCGTAGGCGTCAGCAATGTTCGAGCTGATGATGTCGAGGACTTCCGCCATCTTGGCCATCTCGGCGGCGTCGCCGAGGCACGCCCCTGATGCTTCGTGGATCATCAGCATGCTCTGCGGAGACATCACCACCTTGTCGGCGGCCATGGCGATCACGCTGGCGATGGACGCGGCGAGCCCGTCGACCTGCACCGTCACGCTAGCGGGGTGGGCGCGCAGGGCGTTCGCAATGGCCAGACCCTCGAACACCGACCCGCCAGGACTGTTGACACGCACCCGCAGGGACGGCGCCGTCACCGAGGCGAGGTCTTCGACGAACTGGTCTGCGGTCGCCCCGAACCAGCCGCCGACCTCGTCGTACAGGAACAGCTCCGCCTCGGCGCCGTCGGCGGCGTTCCGAATGCGGTACCAGCCACGCTCCGACGCCTCAGCGCGGGCACGGGCCTTCGCGGCACGCACTGCGCCCGGCATCGCGGGCACGTCGATCCAGGGCATCAGCCCTCCTCCTTGCCGTCGTTGCCCTTGCGGCGCTTCACGACGACGCACCGGCACTGGTTGCCGTACTTCTCGCCGATGCAGTTCACGTAGCCCGTACCGCCGGGGTAGTCCGCGTAGGCGTCGGCACGATTGCGGTACAGGTGCCCGTCGTTCTCGGCACACGGGGCACAGGTGTCCTTGTCGTCCTTCGCCACCGCAACCCACCGCATGGCGTTCTCCGGCTCCACCAGGCCAGCGACCGCGTCATCCCACGTGGTGGCCGTCCGAGCCGCTGGGGGGGCCATTGACGGCTCGGACGGAGCTTCTACAGACGCGGGGGCCTCGTACCGCATCGGCGGCAGACCCACCGTCTTCAGGATGTCCTCGGGGTTCCAGCCGGCACCCCGCATCACGGCCGCGGCAGCCGAGCGGGCCGTCAGCAGCGCGGCTTCGGCGTCGACGTCGTCGGGGACGGGGTTGTCGTAGTCGAACTCCAGGCGCTTGGCGCCGGGCCCGTACATGGGCAGCAGGACCGTGTTGAGGATCGCCCGGGTACGCCGCAGCCGGGGCACGATCAGCCACCGGGCGAACACGACCTCCGCGGCGTCGGCGTTGGCCCTGTTGACGTCGTCGACCGCGCCCAGCATCGGCTTGGGGAACCCGAACGCCTCGCGGATCGTGTCGCGGGACTGCTGCGCCAACTCCACGAACTGCATGTCGTTCATCGAGTACTTGCGGTCGACCCAGGTGACGCCGTTCTCCAGGATCGCCACCCGGTGCGCCCCAGTGACGCCCTTGTGCTGCTCGGACCAGCGGGCGCGGAGCTCGTTGAACTCCTCGTCGGAGAGACGTTTCTCTACGGTGAGGAGGCCGCCGGGCTCGGCGGAGTTGATGAAGAAGTTGCGGTTCCACTCGCGGGAGAACCGGGAGGCGTCCAGGTCGGTGAGGACGGTCTGCACCGGGCCCATGCCGCGGTACGGATCGAGCGGGTTGGGGCGGCGCTGGAAGATGACCTCGTCGAGGCCGAGCGGCACGATCTCACCGGACGGGCCGACGTACTCGTAGCCGACGCAGAACTTCTCCGGGTCGGTCACCGGGCGCATGCGGTCCGGGCGCACCGGCCACAGCTCCAGCGGCATCGTCGAGGCATGGACCTTGGAGCACACCCACCACTGCTCGCCCGTCAGTTCCTCGTGCTGCTGCGCGGCCTCGAAGAAGGCGGGGCCGGTCATGAAGCCATTGGGCTTGTTCAGCAGGTCCAGGGCGGCGTGCAAGGTGACCTCTCGGCGGTCTTCCTTCTTCCCGGACGCGGCCTTGCGGTACAGGTGCCACTCGACCTGGCTGTAGCTGGTGATGATGCGGTCGACGATCGCGAACAGGGTGCCGTTGGCGCCCATGGCGCGCATCTGCGCTTCCATCCCCGAGGGGCGGCTGAACAGGCCGTGCATCGCGCCGTTGCGCTGGCCAGGACTGGTGTAGGGGACGGGGGCGAGGTTGCGGAAAGAGGAGCCGGCGAAGGCGAGGAACCCCTTCCGCATCGCCGGCCCCTCTCGTGTGCGCCGCTACCCGCCGCTGTTGGCCCACCACTGTTGGAGTGCCACGCCGAGTACCCCACCGGTGATCAGGCCCGCACCCAATCCGCCGATCATCCCGACTCCCAGTGAGATTAGCGTAAAACTTCCTGTCAACACTGCCGTAGACAGGAAATCTTTCAGTTTGGTGGGCGTGAATCGACTAGACATCAACTCTCCGTAGCTGTAAGGGCATGCGAGCGTGACCGCTCAGAGCAGACGGATCCGCGGACGACCCGCCTCATAGAACGCCAACAACAGGGCATCCGCGTTGTCTGGACTGCGCCCCAGCCGGCTGCGGATATCGTCCTTCGGCTCAACCTTGATCCGACCCCGCAAGTCCGTTGACCAGCGAGGCTCCAACAGCTGCGCCACCGTCGCATCGGCGTTGTCCATCGTCGACAGGTCCCACGCGCCGGACTCCGACAGGCCCCGCCCGAGCTGCCACCACATCTCAGCCCGCAGGTTCGCGAACTTCTCCGGCTCGGTGGCCTTCTCCGCGACGTTCACGCCGTCCACGTGCGCTTTGTGTAGGCCCTGATCGGCGAGGTTCCGCAACTCCCCGATCACACCGAAGCCGACACCGATCGAGTCGACCTTCACCGCCGTAGCCCCCGACTCGCGGATCGCCTGCAGGACGAGCGGCGCGATCTGCTCCGGCCGATCCGTGTGCGCCCGCCACTCCCGACCCGCGAGCCTGCCATGCCGCTCCCGAATGACCGTCTCATCACCGCCACCACCAACGTCCACGCCAAGCTCGACGGGGAGCAGCTGATCGGGGGTGGGCCTAGCGTCGGCAGCGATACGGCACTTGGCGACATCCGCAGCGCGCACCACCTGGTTCGGGGCGTCATCACTGAACTCGCCGAGCACCTTCGACTTGTACAGCGGGTTGTCCTCGCCCCATTCCTGGCGCTTCTCCTCCACCCACGACGCCGACACGAGAACCTGCTTCAGGTCGTCGGGCACGTCCTCGCCGGTCAGGTTCGGCGAGTCATAGGCACTGATCCCGATCACGTGCCAGCCCGACCCGGGCGCGCACACCTTCCGGAAGTGCGAGGCGGGATTGTCGGGGTTGCCGATCGCAAGGATCCGGCAATCCGCGTTCGTCGTCAGGGCGTCCGCGGCGACCCACAGCTGCTCCGGTACGCCGCACGCCTCGTCGATGACGACCAGCACGTACCGGGCATGGATGCCCTGGAAGCTCGATTCGTCTTGGTCCGCTGGCTTGCGGCCGTAGGCAACCATCTCGTCGTCGATGAACCACTCCGTCTGGTTCACCCGACCGGGCAGCTTGCCCCGCTTGTGGTTGCGGCGAATGTACCGCCACAGGATCGCCCGGACCTGTGCCGCCGTCGGCGCCGTGGTCACAACGAACGCCTCACCGGGCGGATGGGTGTCCAGCCAGTGCGCGACCGCCACCGCCGCAATGTGGGACTTGCCCACCCCGTGGCAGGAGCGGACGGCGACCCGCCGATGGCCACGGAGCGCCTTCAGGATCTCCCGCTGCTTCGACCAGGCGGTCTGCTGGAGCCGCTCCCGCACCCACCGCACCGGATCCGTCCCGTACTTGGACGTCCGGGCGGCGAGCGTGCGCTGATCAAGCTGGCTCTTGAGAGAGTCGCGAAGCAGCTTGAGCTGCCGGGTGTCGCCAGCGCGCACAAGTTGCTGAACCTGAGCGTGGACGCGGTCGAGGTTAGGCGCTGGGCTGGTCATCAGAGGCCGTCTCCGACAGGGAGTTGATCAGGTCGGCGATCTCCGCACCCAGGTGCTCCGCGTCCACGGACACCCGCGACGGAGCATCCAGCCCGAGGAGCTTTCGGCGCGACTCCGACAGAGCCCGGATCCGGTCGATCGCTTGGAGGGCGGGCCCGTCGTCAGGGATGGGCTCGCCGTCGTCATCCTTCACGATCCGACCGTGAGACACGGTGATGTGCTCACGGAGAAGGACCGCCAACGCGGCGTCATGGGCTTCTTCCAGGCGGGCCAGTTCGACGACGCGGGCCTGCTCCGCCGGCTCGGAGAGCGTGTCTCTGAATGCCCGCTGGACGCGCTCCCGAGCCTGAGTGGAGGAGATGTCCAACTGTCGGGCTATGGCCCGATACGACAAGCCCTGACCGCGGAGCTCGGCCGCACGCCGGTCGTTCTCAACCTCGGCGTTGGAACGGACGAACTGGCCTTGAGCGTCGCGGCTGCGTTCCTCAGCGGTGTAGTCCTTCACGGTGCGCCTCCTTCCTCCTGGATGGTCGCATGAGTGATACCCGGAAGGTATTGAACCTTGACGTAAGGGTGGCTTGGAGGGAGGGCGGCCCAGGCGTACAGGAACGCCAGGGCCGCACAGATCGCTCTCACGGGGTGGCCTCGGTGGTGATGCTGTACAGCGGCACGACTTCCCACTTGCCCGTGCCGTCGGGCGCGAACAGCTCTTGCAGCTTCGGCTCCGCAGCCCTGGCAGCCTCTTCGGTGCCGTAGGGGCCAAAAGCCCGGAGGATCCCAGAGCCGTCCGAGTAGGACACGACGAGGGCGTAAGAGCGTTTCACGGTCAGTCCTCCGGGGCGGTATCGGTGCCGCCGAGCCGCGCCGTGAGCTGGGGCGCGAGGACGTAGGAGGGGTGGTCGTCGAGTTCGGCCGCGAGCGGTTCCCAGTAGTCCATGTAGCGGTCGACAAGCCGGGCCACCTCGGCGAACCCCATGTCGTTGCTGGGCATCTCGACTTCGATGGCGCGATCCCGGGCTTCGCCAGCCCTGGCGGCCAGGAAGGCGAGGAGGTCAGCGGCGGAGGCACCAGGGTTTCGGTTGAGCCAGATCGCGGCGGACTGGTGGCCCATTGCCTTCGTCATGGCGTCGAGCCGCACTTTCAGGGCCTCGGTGGCGTTGGGCTTGTCCACGGCTCCGAGCTTCTTCGCTATGGGCACGGATTCTCCTTCAGGTGAGGCGGGACAGCATGCGGTTGGCGCGGCGCTTCTTGGTCTGCTCGCGTTCGAGCGCGCGGGCCCTGGCGGACTGCTTGCGGGCGTACTCGCGGGCTTGTGGGTTGAGGAGGCGGGCGACGGTGGTGGGGTGCCACTTGCCGCCTCGCTTGCTCGGGACGCCCTGCTCGTTGAGCAGGTCGGCGATGCCGCGGACGCTGATGCCTTCGGCGGCCAAGGCGCGCATCTGCTTGAGCACGGCGGCCTCGGTGGCGTCAGTGGCCAGTTCGTTGTTCACGGCCTTCTGCCCGTAGGCGGGAGCTCCGTGGGCGTAGCCGCCGGATGCTGCCTTGGTGCGCCGGCCGCTCTTGAGGCGCTTGACGATGAGGCCGCGTTCGAGTTGGGCGGCGGCGCCCATGACCTGTCGGACGAAGGTGCGCATGGGGTCGTCGTCGTCGTCGGGGAGGTGTTCGCCCCGGTCGGCGGTGAAGGCCCGGGCGCCTTGTGCCCAGACGACGGAGAGGATGGCTTCCTGCTGGGTGAGTTGGCGGGCGACGCGGTCGAGGTTGGGGGCAAGGAGTCCGTCGGCTTGCTTGTCGGCGAGCAGTTGGAGGGCTTCGGCGAGGCCGGGGCGTTCGTCGTCGCCGGCTTTGCCGGTGATGCCGCCGTCGGTGCAGACGCGGACGATGCGGTGGCCGGCCTTGCGGGCCCAGTTGCGGCAGTCCTTCTCTTGGGCTTCGAGGCCGTAGCCGTCGATCTGTCCGGCGGTGGAGACGCGCAGGAGGACGACGAGGCGCAGGGCTGGGGTTTTGGGGGTGTTCACGACACCCCCCGCGACACATCTTTGGGCATAGATGTAACGTTGCTGGTCAGGGTCACTTCGGACCCCCATCAAGGGCGTCGAGGATGGCGATGGAGGCCCGGCATCCCATCTCGGTGCCGTCCGCGAGGGCATAGGCCGCCTCCCGTACCCGGGCGAGCCGTTCCCGCAGCGCCTCCATCTCGGCTGCGGCCCCCGGGGTGAACCAGCTCGCCCCGGTGGCGTCGCGGTGGGCGTCGTGGCCGCGTCCGAGGACGCAGGGGCCGAAGGTGATGGGGCGGTGGGTACCGCCGGTAAGGATGGCGCCGCAGGTGGGAGTCGTGGTGTCGTCAGGCATCGGGGTCTCCGGGGTGGCGGCGGGTTCGTCCCAGGCGCAGCCGCCGCAGTGGCGCCCGTCGATGATCAGGGGTGCGGCGTGCGGGTCGAAGTCGGGGCGGTAGTGCCCGGCCGGTTCGGTACACACGGTCTCGGGCCAGGTGTAGTGCGGCAGCCCACACAGGGGCGTGTCAGGCATGGGGCTGCTCCCCGACCGCCGGGACGGTGGCGCGGAGGCCGTCGAGGGCAACGGCCCGAACCAGGTTGTGGCGCGCGTCAGCGAGAGCGTTGTGGACGCCATTGGGCTGCTGCGGCAGGTCGTCGTCGGTCATACCGAGCCGCGTGGCTTCCTGCTTGAGGTCGTTGGTGAACATCGGGACGCCTGCGGGTAGCGCGGTCATCGGCCCCCAGAGTTGGCAGAGGGCGACGTGGTCGTAGGCGCCGTACCAGGCCCAGAGCTGGACGTCGGGGGTGCCCTGGATGAACGCGGCGACCTCGTCGGCGATCCGCTTGTGGCGCTTGACGACTGGGGCGGCGTAGTCGAACAGCCACCGCTTCGGCATGGTGAGGCGCCGGTCGCCGTGGGCTTTCGGGAGGCTTCGCACGACGTTGTCCATGAGCCACTGGTGCTTACGGATGCGGCGGGTGGGCATGTCGCGGTTGACGAGGTACAGCTCGGCACCGGTGTCCTCACGGATCATGCCGAGGCTGATGAGGGCGATGGTCTTGCCGTCTTCGATGAACTCGGTGTCGTAGAAGATGCGGGTC